GTTTCTGTATTTTATGAATGGGTCTTTTTGGAATGATCTACCTGTAAAATAATTTAGATTTCCACTTTCATCATAAGATGGAATTATAACCATATTAGCATATCGTCCAAATTCACAAAATCCTATATTATATTTCTCAACATCTTCTTTGGATAATCCTCTTTTCTTTAAATATGAGGCAGCATGTCGAGCTGTGATGCTTTTATTACCTATGATTTTTTTATATTCTTTAGGAAGTTCTAAGGATACTTGCTTAACTACTTGTTTCGATTCAGTTTCTTCACCTACTAATTTTATTAATTCTTGGTGTTTTTCAAATGATGCTCCTACTTTTTTAAATAAAGTAGAAATCCTACTACCTTTCTTCCCACAAACCCAACAATGCCAAGGATTATATCCCTTTTTATTTTCAGTAAAATTAACTTCTAATTTAGGTTTATGGTGGTTGCAGTAAGGACAATGGTATGCTTGATTTCCTCTTGCAGTCCTCTTTCCAGGGGATAATACAGAATTAACTAAGCTAACTAGTAGTTCATTTATCATATACGAAATGTACGAAATCCTAAGTAGGACTCCACACTTAAATTAAAAGTCTTTGGTAAAGAACTTACCTAAAATATTATCATTAAAGTATACCCCGGGTTTTTCTATAACCTCATGAATACAAAGATATTTTAACTCATAGTAAGTTAATAATTTTTTTGATGAAGAAAATTCTAATATTTCTTTATGGAATTTATCTTCACCTTCTTCTTCAACCAATTTAATAAAATCTTTATTAGAACCCCAATATGTTTTCCAATCAGACTCAGATATAACTTTTTTCTTTAAAGGAACTCTTCCTCTCATACCCGATTTAGATCTTTCTTCTTGTAAAAGAGCTAATTCTTTTTTACCTAATTTTTTATTTCTTTCAAAATATAAAACTTTTTTTCCTATATAGGATTTACCTGTTGAATTGTGGGTTATTTTATAAACAAAACCAAATGTATCTTTTGGAAAGTCTAAAATCTCTTTTATTTCAAACCCATCGTGAAACCAATTTATCATGTATCAAAATTTATAATTATTGTGGTATCTACATATTGTGAAACTGGGACTGGAATTGATAATTTACCAACTACTAATAATTCATTTCTTTCGTTATATAAACCAACTGTGGTTACATAAGGAACAAATTCTGAACCTGTAGCAAAATCATAATAAACATCATCATTACTTCCTGATAGTATTGAAGGGTTAAGAGAGTATCCAAATTCATTTTCTAATATTCTACACTTATATTGATTTTCATATATTCTAACTGATGAGGAATATGATAAATCTATTCTGTCTAATACTTGGAAAGAACCATCTTCATCAATAAATCTTCCCATAGGTGCTAAGGCTCCAGTTGTAAATACTGCTATACCATGAGGATAAAATATCTGTCCTACTACATCCCCTAATGATCCTGTTGGAGAAGATGTTGTTCCCCCACCATAAAGTGAGGTACCATAAATACCTGTTCCATAAACCGCACCTGCAAATAATCCTGATGAAGTACCTGTTAGTATTAAATTACCTTCTCCATCATCTTCAACTAAATAAGCATTACCCTCAGATGAGGTATATGTAAATTCAAAGGTTTGGGGAACTATATTACTTCCATATAATTTAGCAGGTATGGATAATACAGAAACTTCACCACCTGATTCAGTAGGAAAGTATCTAGATTGTGTTAATGTTGATTGGAGATAATTATCATAACGAGGAGCTTCAATTTGACCCCCATATCTATCATCTTCCCTAGTTGCTCCTGGGATTATACTTTGAGTTGGAACTGTGTCGCCTTTACTTGAAGTTTGGTAATTTGAATAGTATAATTGTTTTACACTATTATAAACACCTGTAACGTTTTCAGTAAAAACTATTCCAGTTGGGGTTGATGATGATGATATCCAGAGATTTGTTTCTGGTTTTATACCAGAGTAAATCTCAATCCCTACATTTGAGCCAGTAAGTTGACTACCAACAAAAGAAAATCTTTTGTTAGGATCAAATGGAGTTATGGTAACATCCTTCGTTGTGAATTGTTTGTAAACACTCATTCATTTTAGAAATCTAACTTAACTCTTACAAGTAACTCTTTTGTGAAGTCCTTAGGTAAAGGTCTTGACAATTTAGCAACAGCTAGTAATTCATTATTATCGTTATATAAACCTACTGAAGTTATGTAAGTAGTTGGATCATCAATAAAGCTATCAAATATTACTGCTCCAGTAGAACCAGAGATATATGATGGATTTTCAGAGTAGTTAAATTCTGAATTTCTTGCTCTAACAAATATAAAATCAGATGATAAAGTTTCTTCACTATTTAATAAAAATCCATTTCCATCAGTACCAGCTCCTTTCATAGCTGTAAATAATTTAGCTGGATTGTTATCTTGAGTATCTTGGTTTCTTCCTGTTAATAATTCAATACCTCCATCAGCTCCAACTCCATCTAAAGCTTTACCATTTAATAAAATAGTACCAATATCTGGTAAGAATAAACCATAAGAACCTGAACCCGGAGACCAACCAACAGATGAGGCACCTCCAGTATAAACAGTTCCTGCAGATCCTGAAACTATATTATATACTCTACCAGCATCTGTAAATGTAACTGAAGATTGAATTGATGAATCATCTGTTAGTGAAAGATTTGCTCCTGTAGAACCTGATAAGTTCAATGTCATGGTTCCAGGAAGAAGTTTTTCTTTATATCTTGCTCTTTCCATACTTAAAGCATAAAAATAAGATCCTGTTTCATTACCAAATATAAAATCAGCATTTTCATCACCTAAAACTAATGTTCTATATTGACCATAGTTAGTTCTTGTTGGAGAAGATCCAGTTACTAAACTATTATAAAATTCACTTCCACTCCCATTTATATCACAATAAGCTATATCAAATTGAATAGCTGCTGATGGATCAGAAGGTGTTAAATTGTATACATGGTAGTAATACTGACCTGTATTTGAAAGTGTTTGTGAAGTTGAAGTAAAGAAAGTAGTTAAGGTAGGAGTATTATTACTCCATACCGTTGCTGTTATCGAATCTGTACTTATTACTAAATCTTCTGGATCGAATCTTTTAAATCCCATGTTTTAATTTTTATGTTGTTGTTTTGTTAACATTCACAGGAATTTGCAATCTAGCACCACTATCTCTACCTACAATAGTTAATGTAGCGTATAAAGTTGTGTTAGAACCAAATAATGTGTTTACTCCTGTTGCTCTCATAGTTAATGTAGTACCAATTACTGTCTTAGAAACATTAGTTCCATTAGTAGTAGTTGAATTAAGGGCTTGTGCTTGATCTGTATCAATTCCTGTACCTTCAAATGATGAAAATAATCTAACATCTGAGATTGTGAATGTATACCCTGATGTCTCAAATACTTGATTATTATCTAAATAGTTAAGAGTTTGAGGTGTAAGACCTTTTTCTGCTGTTTGTTTTAATACAATACTTGTTTGACCTAAATCCAAAATAGGCATTTTAGCTGTACCTCTTGGTAGAGTTGCTAATTTGTATTTCATGATTTGAGTTTCATCTGGAAATGCTTCTAGTAAAGGCATATTCTCAATAGCTTCCCCATAATAAGCCGATCCTGAAGGGTGAGTTGGATTATACATTGTATAATCGATTTCATCATCCGCTAAGGCAAATTGGGTAATTCTAAAAGAGCCATCTCCCCTTGCTAATAATTCTCTTCCTTTTTTAGTTAAGATAGCATCTATGGTTACTACTTGATTATTTAAATATCCCATTGTTTAAATGTTATTTTGTTTATAAATATATGATCTCTAGATTTTTATTCCAAATAATTTTCTAGAATTTATGACTCAATATTAGTATCATCTCTAAATGTATTGGAATTTTTAAGTTGTGAAATTAAAGTTAATGCATTTCTCTTTTGTTGTGGTGTAAAATCATTTGGTATTAAATACACTTCACTTGATAATGTATTGTTACCTAAAGAATT